GGCTGTTTGAGAAGCGGCGGCCTTGACAATTACAGCAACAGTAGATGCAACGCCATTTGTAACTTGTAATTGAGCAGATGTACCGACAGATGCATTGCTAACTGAAAGTCCAGAAGACACAATTCTTGTATCTCCTGGATTAAGAGTCATATAACTTCCAACTCCATAAATACCACCATAAGTTGTTAAAGCAATATTTTGAGCAGTTATGTCTCCCGTAGCATTAACCTTAGCAAGTACAGTACCACTACTATTCTGCCATTCTTGTAGATTTGCAGTTTGAGAGGCGGCACCACGAATAACCATACCAATTGTAGATGCTGATGTTGCAATTGCACTTATTTGACCTAAGAATCCAGAACCTTGTGTATTAGCAGAAATCTTTCCATAAAAAGCATTAATATTATTGGTTGTAGATGCATTATTAAATACAGCATTTCCAGCAGCATCTATTTGTGCTAATACCGTTCCCGCTGAATTTTGCCACTCTTGAAGATTAGCGGTTTGAGAAACGTAGCCTCTAATAATTAAACCTTTATTTGATGCGCCTACTGGAAATATGCTAACTTGCGGAAGCGTTCCACCATCTGTATTATAATAAGTTCCAAACGTGGAGCTTGTAGAATTCCAAGATTGTCCGTATTGGTTTATTTCAAATCTAGTTGTTCCGCCCTGTAAAATAGATAATAATGCAGTAGCAGAATTTGTTACATTTGAATAAAATGCACCATTAGAGCCTATGCTTGCAAGTATTGTTCCACTTGAATTTTGCCATTCTTGTAAGTTAGCAGTTTGTGATGATGCTCCTTGAATTACTGCACCTACTCTTGTTGAAGAACCTGAATAAACAGTAAGTGAATTATTATAATTTATATTTGAGCCACCAACGGTAAGCCATGCACCATTAACCCAAAATCCTGAATTAATAATAAATGGATTTCCAGATGTTTTAGTTAAATATCCATCTCCTAAATGTAATGTTCCTCCAGTAATATAAATTTCATTATTAGTTGTTATTCCGCCATTAAAAGTCCATCCAGAACCATAAGTTTTACTAAAACTTCCATCTCCAAGATAGATTGTTCCAGTTTGTCCTGCTCCAGTTACGCCATTCCATACTCTCATAGAGCCAGTAAATATATCTAGCCCGTAATTTAAAGAGTTTGTTCCTGCACCTATTCCAATATTTCCACTTGCATCCACCTTAGCAAGTACCGTACCAGCAGAGTTTTTCCATTCAGTAATATTTGCAGTTTGACCTGAATTAGACTGTACGGTAAGAGTTGTTCCTCCATAGACACTGTTAATATTAAGTCCATTAGGACTTAATATTGAAAGAGCTCCGCCATCTCTTTGAATTCTCCACTCACCGTTACTTATAATTCCGCCGTAAGCACCCAATAACTTTAATACTCCATTTGTTGATGAGCCTGTTGTTGTTGCGGCCATCGAAGCAACTGTTGTTGAATTTGGTAGTTGCCACTGTTGCAAATCTGCCGTTTGTGATGTAGCACCTTTAATTGTTAATCCAACTACAGATGGAAGACTTGATGTAATTACATCTCCGCCATTTTTTGAAACTTTAGTTCCTAAAGCTGTTGTTATATCTGTTGCATAATTTGGATTATTTCCTAATGCTGCCGCCAATTCATTTAATGTGTCTAGGGCTGTTGGAGCACCTGCTACCAAATTACCCATTTGTGCAAGTGGAATTTTACCAGTTGAATCTAGGCTGGCTACGCCATCTGGATTTCCAACATCTGAAATTGGAACATAGTCTGTTGTAACTGTATTTGATAAATTACTTAATGCTGTATCTACATATGTCTTAGTAGGAATATCTAGGGTTGTAAATGTTTTATTTTTCCATAGACCCGTCGCTGAATCATATGTTAAAAGATCTTTATCTGCTAATGATGATAGTAATACTGTATGTAGTTCATCTAATTCAAAACCATTTTGTATTTTTACAAATATAGAACCATTATTTGCATTGCCGCCTCTTACTACAATTCCTACAAATACTAAATGGGCGGGAGCAACAGGTTTATTTGCTAACCCAAAGATCATTGAGCCGTTTGTTCCAAGCCAAATTGGATCTCCGTCATTTGCTCCAGTTGTGTCTATGTTTTCTAGAAGACCTTCACAAACAACCGTTCCTTGTCCGCCTTGAATAATTTGTTCCGCCAAAACTCCAAATGTTTTACTTGATGTTGACTCTGCTGCATTTGATGAAAGAGAAACTCTTAATTGTCCCGAAGCTCCGACAGATCCTGAAGCATAAACAACTTTGCCTTTTGCCAGCGTTGACCCAGTATTGTTGATAACAAGTTGGGTAATCTTATTTGCTGTTCCTACAGGGTTAGCTTCTAATTGTCTAACTCTATAGTCTATGCTAGTTGTTACTAGGGAGTTATCTGTTCCAACCTTTGCCTGTAGCGCCTCAATAGCGTCATTGGCATTTGCATGCTGTACGGCATGGGAAGGGCTATTAACGGGGTCGGTGGTGACAGGATTCGTTAAGTTATCTAAACCAGCAGGATAGTTAGTAGCCATATCCCTCCTATTATACCGTTATTCGGTTTCTGAGATATCCGCTTCTTTTAGGATTTCGTTAGCCAAAATGATGGCGGATTTATGTAAGTTTAGAGTTTTGATATTATCCATATCTTCTGCTAAGTCTACCATGAATGAGTATAGTGGTTCTGGAACCATATGTGCCGCCGACAAAATTATATGCTTTGATTCAAATGGCGGTGGCAAAACTTGATCTGACATTAGGCTCCTATAAAATGTTTAGCTAAAGCGGCGGTTGCCAAAATACTCCAACCTACATTAAAGTATATAATTGTTGGTAAAGTCTTTATAGTTGATGTTAATACTAGAGTTAAACTAGAGACCAAAGCAAATATATAAAGCCACCAAAATTGTACACCAAACAGTAGGCCAGGAAAGATAATAATCAATTTGGTAGAGAACGCCCAAAATTCAATTATATTGGTTTTATTCCAATATTCTTTACGGCCTAATTGCTTGGTGACTTCTATTATTTCTTTAGGCTTTATCATTATGGATATTTTCGCCTAACCACTTATACATTGTAGGAGATGCATCTGCCTCTTCCTGCCAAAGTTTGCGGAAAATTTCCCATGTAGCAAATGTACTTTTTGTATAATCATAATAATCAACATTATCATAATGAAGCCAACGCTCAATTGTATGTTTATTGACTGGAAAATAATTCATTCCAGTAGCAATACAATGAATTCCACCAACTCCATCATATCGTTGTCTATTAATGTGAATGTCGGCCATATCATTAAATCCTACAACCATAGATGGCTTCAGATCTGGCAAATCTGGCTGAAATACCTTGTCAGTAATATCTTTCCAATACTGTGTGTCTGTTCTATTTGATAAAGCATAATGTTGTGCAACAAATTCTTTAAATCCAAGGTATTGACGACGTGTTGTCATATTATATACATCACGATCTGTTTGAGTTACTGTTCCCCGCTCTAAAGTTTTTACAAGCTTATCAAGGAATTCATGCACAGTAAACAAGCCATTTGATTCTAGAGGTTCAATAAATCCAGCAGCAAATCCAATAGCAACAACATTCTTTACAAATGTACGTCTATGAATTCCGACACGGAATTTAATATGTTTATATTCATATGAATCTACATCACGATTTGGATCATGAATAGTCATCTTGTCTGAGCGTAGATGATCTTTAAATTCTTGTAGGGCATCTTCTGGTGATATATATTTGTCGCTAAATACGTATCCTGTTCCAATACGTTCCCATGAAGGAATATTCCATACCCACCCGTGCCCAATTGCTGTGCAGTTAGTATATGGTTCCATTTCTTTTTCTTTGTCTGTATAAGGAATGCGAGTAGCCCATGCGCTATTATTTGGAAGCATATGAGAGAAATCATCCCACGGCTCTTCTAATGCCCCTTCAAGAAGCATAGACTTAAATCCTGTGCAATCGATAAATAAATCTGCTGTGATATTTTGCCCATTTGAAAGCTTTAAAGATTCAATTCCATTTTCATCAACAAAAAAATCAATAACTGTTTGAGGAATTACAGTAACACCACGAGGAATACAATAATTATTTTTTAGCCACTGGCCAAATTTTGTAGCATCAAAGTGATAGGCTACATCCTGCTTAAAATTAAAGTTTCCAAGTTTTCCTGATTCATTCCAAGACAACTTGTTTTGTTCTGCCAAAGTAAGGGCGGGGAAAAATGTACGTGCATAATCTGCAACATCTAATTCTGGGAATTTAGCCTTCTTAACATACCAGTCGTTAAGACCATTTACTGTTCCGTCTAAAAATACTTTGCCAAACGGATAATGGAATCCTCCTGCATCTTTCTTATAAAAATCTGTAAACTTAATAGACATCTTATAAACTGCGTCGGTGGCAGGCATAAAGTCTTTCTCATCAATACCAATCCAATTTGCCCATCCAGTAATTCCGCCCAATGTAGATTCTCCTACTCCGATGATTGGATAATCGGGGGATTCAATAACAACTATTTCTTTATCTGGAAATGCTCTAATCATAGATGCTGCGGACATCCATCCTGCAGATCCACCGCCAACAATGACGATTTTATTAAGGTTAATCAATTTAATTCCTGTTCTCTAAAAGGTAATTCCCTACATATATGATACTACATGTAGGGAATTATTGTCAATACTTTACTTTACTCTGGTGTGTTCCAAATTTGATTTATTTCATCCCAGGCAGCTATAGGTTGTGGTTTTGCAATTGGAGCCTGCCATTCAAATAAATCATTGTTAAATGTCCAAGATGGATAAGGTTTTGGTAAAGAAAATTTATCCTTATCATAACTATATAAGCCACCAATTATTGCTGGTGCGCCTCTAAATTCTCCTGTTGGAGAATATTCTATCCATCCATCCCAATTTAAATCTTCTTCTGATTGAGCAAGATTTAAAATAATGCCATTTTTAACTTCTGCATAATATCTCATTATACGCTCCAAGTTCTGATCCAGGCAACTCCACCTGATCCACCGTCTGTAGAACTATGTCTAGAATTTGAGCCGTTTCCATATCCATTTGCATCAAAACCAGTTGGATATGGCGGCCTTGTATTATTGTCTGAGTTTGGAGTGTGTCTTCCACCATGCCCACCTGCACCTACTGAATGAACTCCCAGTGATGTAATTCCCCAAGGTGAGTGTCCAGTAATTGGAGCTCCACCAGGACCACCATGATTGTGACTATTGCTTGAGTTTACTCCAGCACCACCAATTCCGCCGCCTCCGCCGCCAATGTGTCCTCCCAAAGAATCTGAGCATCCTCCGCCAGTATGGTTTGCTGGTGTTATTGGTGTAGGATATCTAGAAATAATATCTTGTTCTGGAAGAGGTACTGACAGTGCTGTACCTAAAGTAGCTAAATATGTTGATAAACTTTTATCATATGCAATTGTTGAAGCTCCACCATCTCCTGCAATTCTATTTCTATTATTTGTTCCAGACCCTGAACCAGAACCTCCTGCTGTTGGATAGCCTGTAATTGCATCAGCATTGTCATTTCCTGGTCCGCCTCTTGAGGCACGTCTTCCTTGAAAAATAGTATCTCCTCCAACTGCGCCAATTACAATATTAACTGTTGCTCCTACTGCAAGTGGTGCTGAGATAACTTCTGTGATTCCTCCGCCGCCTCCGCCACCGCCATGGTGAACTGCTTGACCTCCACCACCGATGAGCCATGCATCAGCAAACCCTACTGAATTTGTTGGAAAAGCATAGTTGCCAGATGAAGTAATTTTTGTGTAATTAGGTGTAAGTGTTAAAGAATCTGTTCCTTTTGCTGAAACTTTATATAAAGAAATCATATCAAACTGTGTTGCTAAAATTCTAATTTCTGTAAATGGAAGTGTAACATTTGCAATACCATTTATTGGGGCTTGAACTAAAGTGTTATCTGTTTGAAGAAAATAAACAAATCCGTCTTTACCTAATGCAGATGTGGCTCTGTAAAATCCTGGAGATCCAGCACGAACCCAACGTCTAACTTTATAAGTTAAATAAACTTGATCAATAAATGTTTGTCCTGGTTGTCCGCCAGATGTTGGAGTAAATGATTGAATTCCCATTTTATGCGTCTATCTCCGTTCCAAATATTGAAAATGAAAGAAGTCCAGATGAAGATCTAACTGTAATTCTATCATCTGTATTTAATGTTAACCCTAAATTTAAAGCTATTGAACTATTTGCTCCAACTTGAACATCATATGCAATGTAGTGATCATTTGTTAATGTTGCGTTATCTGGCCTTACTGCAATTCTGTATGTTGCAGAATCGGCTGAATCACGATTTGCAACTGTAATGCAACTTACAACTGCATCTTTTGTACCGTTTACTGTGTAAATATCCCAGTCAGTATTTGCTGCTGGGGATTTTTGTCCTAAAACTCTATATCTAATTGCCATTTATTATACTCCTGCCAGTAGGAACGGATGTAATGTTGTTCCCGCTCCTGAAATTTGATTAAGTGCTGAATCTTTTGCTGTTGTAATTGCACCTAGAGCAGAAGTTCTTTCTGTGTTAACGTCTGCAATTGAAGCTGATCTTGCAGACTCTAGGTTTGCCAAAGAAGTAGTTCTCTTTGTTTCCAACTCTGTGATTTTCGCTGCCGTCGCTGCTACGATATCATCTACACCAAGAAGTGTTCCCAATTCTCCCAATGCCTTGGCCATATAGATCATGTCCTGAGATGTGGTCGAAGATGCAATAAGCGTATTGATCTTTGTCTTCAAAGTATCAATCTGTGTACTTAGACTATCGAATGCCATTGATTATCACCTCTGTAAAGTATAGCATAATTTATTATCAAATACCCAGCCCTAATTCTAGGCTTACTATGCGGGCATCGAACTGATTGACCGTATTTGTAAGGTTTGTGACTGAGGTATTTAAATTTGAAACGTTGGAGTTTGTGGTTCCCAATGAGGTAGTTATTGTACCTGCAAAATTGGCATCATCATTTACTGCTGCCGCCAGCTCATTTAGGGTATTTAGAGCCGTTGGGGCTCCATCGACAAGATTTCCAAGCTGACTTAGTGGAACTTGTCCATTTGAGTCAAGACTGGCTACGCCGTCAATATTGCCAACATCTGACTGTGGCACATATGTTGCAGTTGAAGTATTTGAAAGATTGTTTACTGCCGTATCTACATATGTCTGTGTAGCAAGGAGTGCAGTATTTGCAATTCCATGCACATTTGTTGTGGCAGTATTATGTGTAGAAACTGCTGTATCTGAATATGTCTTTGTAGCAAGGGCGGCAGTATCAGCAATACCATGAATATTTGTAGTCTGACTATTATGTGTATTTATTGCTGAGGTTAGATCTGAGGCTAGGATATTAGCAAATTGTAGATCAGACCATTTGTATTGTCCGCCTTTTCCTATCTTAAACTTATTTAATGTTGTATCAATTCCAATTTCGCCTGCTTCTAATACTGGATCATACAAATTCCAATTAGCCGTGATGTCACGGCGCATTCTAAATGTTACATTCATTGTACTCATGCTGGGTTTGCGTCTCCTCCGTCATAAGATACTCCAGAAGCCTGTCCAGTTGTTACCACAACTCCATCATAGGAATGCAAATGCTCAAATACAACTGCTGGATCTGTAAAAAGCTGCCACTTAATTCCATCCCACTTCCAACGAATACCGCTACTTGTAAAAGTTTGGTTTAGTGTTGGGTTTAATGGGAATATCGTAGTCATAAAGATATTATACCCTAGTTGCGTATGAAGGAACCGATACCTGAGTTTGTGTTTCAGCAACTAAATAAAAATTACTGTTTTGTGTATAGTGTGCATACTGTGTAGCACTACCTGGATTATATGCCACAGAAATAACTGGTGTTGGAGCCCAATATTGTGGAGAATATGTAGGTGTAGGCAAGAATCCTTGATTTGGGCCAGCAGTTATATATGCTGCTTTTGAATACTTCTTACCAAAAATATCGTATAGGTAATCAGCATCTTCTGTGTAGCTTCTGCCGTTCATATTTCCAAGCGTATGGAATGTTTGTCCACCTGAAAGGTTTGTATTCTTAAAATTCTTTAAAGTTGTATATGTATCTGTTGCTGGATCATACTTTCCTAGGAAGTAATCAAATAATACTTCTGATCCTTTGTCCACCGCATTATATCTAGCACCTGAGATATAGATCTTGCCCTGATATGAGAAGATAAATGTTTTATCGGCGGATACTGAAGGGAATCCAGTCATTTTAGCAATAGGAGACCATGTATTTGTAGTACCGTTCCATTTAAATGCTAGGTTTCCAAAATAATGTGATGTAGGAACATTTGATGTTTCCTGATAGTGTGTTCCAAATGTATAAACATTTCCATCTCCAGGAGCACACATAAGAATATTCATTGTATTAATAGCATCTGGGTACGCCGCTTTTGCGGTCTTAGTAAATGAAGATGTAGACATATCTGTTTGTTCAAATGTAGTATACATAGTTTGGCTATGTGATTGTACTCCGCCTGCTGAATTATATACTCCACCGCCAATTGTGTACATTTTATTGTTTACATAGTCGTAAGCATATGAAGCGGCAGTATAATTATTTGAATTTAAATTAACTGCTGCCATGCTAGAAGCATTCACAATCTTTCCTGCATAATATGTATTTGTAGATACATCATACTTAGAGTAAGACCAAACATAATCTGTTCCGCCAATATTTCTGCATGTTGTAGCATTTTTAAGCTCTACAGTTGCAACTGTTGGCAAAGTTGGGCTTGGGCTACGGTTTGTATTTGAAATAAGGCCAGAAGAAACAACTGCATTTGAGTTGGCTGGCCATGAAATATAGTGGTTATCGCTTACAAGAACAATTTTAGCAAATGCTTTTGAAGGATTAAAGTTAAAGTTAGTAGAAAAATCTGGGTCTACAAAAGATGAATCAATAATGTTTCCATCTCCATCAAGTAGGTTAATATATTTAACATTTGATGGGGCAGTTCCAGAAAAAGTTAATGTATAAATACCAGCACTTACAAGCATTCCTACGTTAAGAATAAATATTTGTTGTGTAACAGCAGAAGATGTTGATGGAGCCTTAAACGTCAAATTACCGCCAAGGGCGGGCAAAGAGTTTTTGGAGACTAGATCCAATGTTACTGCCATTTATATCTCCTTAATTAAGAAACTTTAACCCAGTCTTCTGAGTCTTCGTCCCAACTATAAAACCCATCTGTAGGCTTTTCTTTTGGAGCCTCCCAAATTAAAGTTTCTTCATTTAAAGTCCAGGACTCGAAAGGTTGTGGTGCTTTAAATTTATTTTTTTCAACTACATAATCATAACCAATTTTTGCATCATTTGTTAATTCTGTTATTTTTATATGTAATCCAATTTGTGTTGAAATTGCAGAATCTTCACAGACTATAACATTTTCAACAATATTTTCTGAATTAATTTTTGCATATATGCTCATGGGATATAATACCTCACTACTACTATTCCTTGTTGTCCACCTTGATGAGCATTTCCTTGATAGCCAGCTCCTCTTCCGCCAGAACCATAATATTGTGTATGACTATTTCCATGAGTTTGAGGAGTATTGCTATTAGCTCTTCCACCATCTCCACCATGAGAATAGTAAGTGTTTGTTGATGTAATGTCTGATTGATGACCAACGCCACCAGATCCATATGTGCTATTATTTCCAGCAGTTCCTGCTGCTCCAGCACCTCCGCCGCCACCACCAGCTGATTGTTGGCTATCCGATCCAGACGATCCGCCGCCAGAATGTCCACCATGATAAACAGGTGATCCCGTTGTTCCTAATCCAGTAGAAGTTGTTTGAGTTGTTCCATTTCCACCAGCTGTACTGCTTCTATGTCCTGGACCACCACCTCCATTAGCTTGAGTTCCTTGTGTTGCGTTATAACCGTGATCTCCGCCACCACCGCCACCTAATGCATATACGTTTCCAAAATATGTTGTTCCACCAATGCTATTATGTGATCCTCCACCACCAATTGTTACGCCAGTTGTTCCAACAGCTTGAATTGCTGTAAGTTTTACAACTCCGCCGCCACCGCCGCCTGCGCCACAATGAGTATGACCTCCCGATCCTCCTCCACCCACAACTAACACGTTGACTAGTGGCATAGCAGCATTAGGAAGAACAAAGTTTCCAGATGATGTAAGAAGTGATGGAAATGCGGATAGAGCTGTTTTTCCTATTGATGGATCTGCATCGAATGGATTATTAAATAGTGATGTTGCTTTTACTTTTGCTTTATATAAGCTAACCATATCGTTTTGTGGAGCAACAATATCAATTCTTGTAAAGGAATGTGAAATGCTTGCTAATCTATTTAAAGCAACTCCAGTGCTTACTCCAGAACCAACAAAATACGCATAACCAGATTCTTGATTTGTTGAATAAAGTGCATAATATCCAGCTGTACCACCTTGAGCCCAAGATCTATTATATGTAACCATATGAACAGAACCAACATAGGTCATATTCGGTTGTCCTCCGCCGCCTCCGACTGCTGGTATTGTATTAAAGCCTGGCATTATGCATCTACCTCCGAACCAAATAGATTGAATGCGATTGATGTTGAAGCTGCATAAATTTCAACACGATCATCTGCTGAAAGAGTCATAGAGAGTTGTAATGCTTGTGATACTCCGCCTGCTGCGGCTGTATCATATACAATATACTGCTTATCGTTTGCTGCGGCATTTGCTACACGCACACGCACACGATATAGAATATCATCCGCTGTTAGATTTGCTACTGTTAGCGATGAACAGATAGCTTGCTTTCCTGATGGGCATGGATAAATTTGTGTCCATGTATTTGCTGCTGATGGAACTACCTGCCCTAATACTTTATAATTAATTGCCATATTACATCATACTCCCTATAAATAGTACATTGAAACTTGTTGAACCCGCCGCAATCTGATTCAAAGCCGAATCACGAAGCGTAGTGATTGCTCCCAATGCGCTTGTTCTTTCTAAATTAACATCTGCTACAGATGATGATCTTGCAGATTCGATATTGCTTAATGCTGTTGTTTTTGCTGTGTTTACTTCTGTAATTTTATCTGCTGTTGCAGTTACGATATCTCCAACACCCAACATTCCGCCAAGTGTTTGAAGAGCGGATGCTAGATAAACAAGATCTTGAGCTGTATATGTGCTGGCAGCAACTGACGCTGCAATCTCAGACTTTATAGCTGCAATTTCGTTTGATAACGATGTGTAATCTGGCATTTACATCAACTCCATCTTGTTCATTTTGAGTGCCATGGCTATATGGTATCCCATTTTCTGCCAGCCACCTTTTGTGTACTGCTCCAGTGTATCATGAGTTGTATTAAAAAACAGGTCTCCATGAGCTGGATTTTGAGGTCTTTCCGCAACCGAACCTACTGGTATAGAAGATGCGGGGGTTGTAGCAGAAACTATTGTAGAAGCATTTGCTGTTCTTATACTCATCCGACCTCAACTCCTGATAAATGAAAAATTGCTGATGTGCTAGAGGCAGAACCTTTTATAGTCTGACCAGCAGATAAAACAGTTTTCATATCAAGTATTAGTGTATCATTTGCTGCTATTGTAACTCCTGACAAGTATGCAATATCGTTAAACAATATATTTGCAGTTACTGCAGAAGCCGTAGGATTTGTAATTGATATATTTGTAATAATGGCTGTCTTTCCAGAAGCCACCGTCGCTAGTGTTGCGGTGGTAGTAGAGGCTGCTGCTCTAACAAACTGTTTTGGTAAATTAGCCATATCCCCTCCTACATTACTCCCATTATTATATCAATTTCTGTGTCTAGAACGGAATTAGAAACATTAGTTATTCCATTATAAACATTTGTTGTGAAATTAGCGTCATTTCCAATAGCCGTAGCCAGCTCATTTAGCGTATCTAAAATGGCTGGCGCTCCATTAATTAGGTTTCCAAGTTGGGATATTGGCACAAACCCATTGGAATCCAAGGTTGCTACGCCGTCAATATTTCCCGCATCTGATTGCGGAATATATGTGTTTGCGGACGTATTGGAAAGATTATTGACTGCTGTATCCACATACGATGTGACGGCATTCAAAGCTCTTTGATTTGTAAAATATAAATTAGTACCTTCAGTTAAACTTGAAGTTGTCTTACCAGAAAAATCTGTATTAAAATTTGAAGATGTATATGGATTAATCCATGTTACATCATAATCTGTACTTGAGGCTTTTGCTGCAATTTGTCCAGTTGTGCCACCTGCGGCAAGTCCTGGACCTACTGGTCCAACAGGACCAAAAGATATTTCTACCCAATAAGTTCCATCATATGTATAAAAATGTGGATCTACGTTGTTATACCAAAGATCACCTTCTTTTGCTGAAGCTGGAGGATTAGAACCAATACTTACTGCAGAACCCGCCGACCCTGCATCTTTCCACCCAGTTGAAGTATAAACCTTCAAACTATTAGATGAACTGTTTAAGTATATGTCTCCAACTTTAGGACTTGAGGGATCGTTTGCTAAACTTACCGTGTTAAGGGAGACTAATCTTTTTACAGACATTTATTTCTCCCTTATCCTACGATAACTACTTTATATTCTCCCGCAGCTGGCGCTGTAGCAAACTTAATTGTTACAGTAGAAGAAGATGTTAGTTCTACGTCTGTTTCAACCTTCGCATATGGAGAGGCTGTTTCAGATATCTGAACATTTACATCTTGTGTTCCTAAATTATGTGTAACTGTGTAAGTTGTTGCTGATGAATTCAATGTTTGTACATATTTACGAGCAATTGCATGGTAATTTGTACCATCATTTGTTAGACCCCATGTGGTTGCTGGTTGCAATGAACCTGCGACTTCACGCCATAGAATTTCAACATCTGAGGATGTTCCACGCTCAACACGAATTCCTGCATCTGCTACTGGTGTACCAGTAAAGTCGGTATTAAGGTTGATCTTATTATCAACAATGTTTACCTGTGTAGTATTTACAGAGTTTACTGTTCCTACTACATTAAGGTTTCCACCAACTTGTAGATTTCCAGTAATTTCTACGTTATCTGGAAGTCCGATTGTTACGGCTGCTGTTTCTGAACCTGAGCCAGAGACCTCAATCTCATTAGCTGTTCCAGCAATTGTTGCAATATAATTTCCTGTGGTATCTGTACCAAGAGCAACAGAATTTGGCTGAATTGTAGTTGTAATTGTTACATCGCCAAGATTTGTTATTGTACCAGAACCGTTTACATCTCCTGAAAGAGTAATTGTTGGATCGGCAACATCAAAGTTAAGTTTTGCATTTGCATCATCATAAGTTACAGTAATTCCATTTTCTGTATTTGGAGGTGTAACCATTGCGCCAACAATGTCTTGAATAGACTCTTGATTTAGGCTTACTGCTCCGCTTGAAACTACGAAATCTGTTGCGCTATATGATGCAATACCCTTATTAGTATATGTTGCATCCTCACCAGCAATTGTAATTGTATTATTTGTTACAAGAGTGTCAATACCTTCTCCTGCCGCAAATGTAAGCGTGTCAGTAAGAAGATCTACAGTATCTGGAACTCCTGCTTCAGCAGCAATTGAAAGTGTTGTTGCTACGTTTACTGTTCCTGCTGCGGTTAATTGACCTTGTGCATTAACTGTAAATGTTGGAATTTGTGTTGTAGAACCATATGAACCAGCTGTAACGCCAGTGTTTGTAATTCTAATTGTTTCTGTTCCAGCAGTATCATCATATGTTGCTGTGATTCCTGTGCCACCAACGATTGTTGATCCAATGACATCTTGGATAACTTCCGTAGATCCCGACATTGGCATCCATGGGCCGTTTGGTGCTGTTAGTCCATTGTAATAGTACATCGTGTTATTCGATGTGTCGTAATAGATCTGACCAGATACTGGACTAGATGGTGCAGATCCTAAATTTTGGATTCTAGCATTGAGAAGCTCATTTTTATTGAGATCCAAGCTAACTACAAATTTACGTGCCATTTATATTTCTTCTCCCTTAAGACAGATACGCTGTCCCTGAGAATGGTTGGGCCATTGTCAGTGTTAAAGTGTTAAGACTATTATAGTCTATTCCCGTTTCTAATATGTCTCCTGCGCTAGTCTTTACAGTGACGTTTGGGCTAAATCCTAAATTGTGGTTTATTTGAACTGAGTACACTCCATTTGTAGGTCCTACAACTTGAGAGAGCTCCCAAGAGTGAGATAGGGCCAATGGTTTATTTAGGATAAAGCTTTGTGCTATATTCCATGTATTGGTTGCAGAGTCTTTAGGGCCCCAAAATCTAGTGGTATCTTTATCAAAGTAAAAGTCTCCAGGGACACCCAAATTATTTGCAGGGTTTCCATTTCCGCTGATAATTGTTCTGCCAGGAGCACCTGATGCTCTAACAATAATTTGCGGGTTGTTCTCATTAATAATTAAACGTGTTGGCATTAAATAGTTACCGACCTATTCAAAGTTAAATATCCTTCAAGCAATCTTGTCTTATTAACACTAGGGTCTATAAGTACAATATCGTATGCTGATTTTGGATAGAATAACTTATTTGTTCTTTCTGCTGCAACTGCTACTGAGAGTTTGCCTTCTGTAGGGCTTATAGTAATTCCGTCATTTTCTGTAAGGGTAAATGCTAACTTTTTCCCACCCTGTGTATCACGTACCTGCATTTTAGCAGTATGATAATGAAGTTGTATAGGAGTACCATTCTCATCAAGATATTGAATCTCAAATGTAAAAGTTGACCCTTGATCTACCTCAAAATTCTTTTGCGCTGCCATTTTTCTCCTAAAATAGGAAAACTCCTATGCCCATTTTAGCATAGGAGCAGTCCTAACTACTTATTAAGTTTTACTTCTTTTTGAAACCAAAAGCTGGCTCATTTGGATTGAGTGCTTTTAGAATAACTGGGACAACTGCTGCAATTCCGCCTTTAACCAAGTCTCCTGGGTTTGTGTTACCAGTCATATAGAGAGCGAGTACAGCGGACAAAAATGCACGTCCGTAAGTTCCTAGCGCTGATAGAATTTGTTCCAACATTTTATTTAGATCCATTCATGATCCTCCTATTTCTGGGCATTGTACCCAGGAATTTTGGGTTTCCCCAATTCTTATTATATACCTATTAAGCGGAAATGTCTACAATCTCACAATTACCGTCTGATGTACACGCTAATGTCTGTGTTCCACTTGTTCCGTCCTCTGTTTCATAGAAAGATAAATCTTCCCAACGAATTGTTGACGGCATTTTAGCAAGAAGTTCTAAATATTCTGTTTCTGTAACTTCTTGATACGGAGCTTGCTTATAAGAGTGGTCTGAGTGTGGTAGGAATGAAATTCCAGACACCTCATCAAAATGCTTATATACCCAAGCACCAACTTCCATCCATTCATCTTCTTTTACTGATACAGTAATTGATGGCTTATGCTCACACCATGCACGTTGATAAACAAGCCATGTATTTAAATGATCAATTGCTGTTAAGTCATTTCTCGTAATTGCACCCTCTGGGGCTTTTACTGGGAATGAAAATACATATGTATCGTTAGGCTTCATAAAATCATCTTCTACAGGAATTCCAACTTCTTTTAGGAATGTAGATAGAGGATCTTTCTTGTCTCCACGAACTGTACGAATATAATAATCTGAATGCCATGCATGCATTCCAGATGAGACTCCAACTAATTGAGAAACCGTTCCTGATGGTTTAACACATGTGATAGCAGCGGAGGCAGGAATATTTAATTCCTTAGCCATCTCAGCATTTGTCTCTCTTGCATAATCACGAAGTCTTTCAAGAGTATCTTCAAGCTTCTTTAAATCTTCTTTACCAGAAAAGAACTTGTTTCCAAATTGACCAGTAAGAGATACCCCAAGTAGGCGTTCTTCTTCTGTGTTATCTTTCCAAATTTTACGAAGATACTTAAAGTCTGTAAGCGTAGATTGCCATGTTCCTAGAATAGTGGCTAGTCTTACTTTTTCTGCCACCGTTTTGGATGTATCTTTTTCACGAATTACAACTTCGGATAGATTACAAAACTGATAAGGTCTAAGGATAATTTCTGAGCAGGGGTTAGTTCCGTAATGGATTTCAGGGTCTCTACGTCCCCATTTTCCTGCTTGCTTCTGAGCTGCTGCAACATTGTATATGCCACGCTCACCTGATTTTGAGTCATACAAATTCTTCCATTCGGCAATAAACTGTTCCATCTCTGGTTTACGAGAATATGCTACTGAGTTATTTGATAGGGCTCTTTGTGAATTCTTTTCCCACCAGTTTCCTGATTTTGCTGCAGCCATTTCGATATCATTGATATTAGACAAAGAAATCATTGCTGATCTACGAACTCCGCCAACAACTACAATTTCGCCTATCTTACACATTATATCGTGTGCCTCAATAGGTTTCAACTGACGACCTGCTGCTGCTTTGAACTTTGCAATTGTAAAATCAAAAAGATTAATTAATGGCTGTGGACCTGATGAACGACCACCCATTGTCTTAAGACGTGCACCTGCTGGACGTAACTTTGAAACATCAATAGACGGAATCTGTCCAGACCACAATAGAGCTAATAGTTCACGATAAGACTTTGCCCAACCTGTCTTAGAGTCTTCTACTACAATTGTAGTTGTAGATTTTTCAAATGTTTCTGGGACGGCAGGAAGCTTATTAACATACTTATATTCAACAGAAAAACCAACACCTGTTCCACACATTAAAATATACATTGTTTCATCAAATGATCTTGGTGAATCTACTGGGACAAATGAGCAGTTGTACCCTGCAACATGGTCTCTATCAAGAGCAGCACCTGCAGTCATAACTGCTCTCATTGATGGCATTACATCACGATTATAAACTGCTTGCTTTAAATCTTCTACAAGTTTTGATGATGGCTCATAAGAATAGTTTTGGAATAGGTGATCAAGCATGAACGCAAAATATCTATCTACTGTTTCACCCCAAGTCTCTCTGCGATTCTCTTCTGGAATCCATCGTGCATAACGAGATAATGCAATAAAGTTTTCATAGGGGTTTTCAATAATTCTTGACATTTTTGAGTAAAGCTCCTTCTCCGCCTTGCGGTTTATATAAATTCTGTGAGATACCAATTCTACCAAACTTTAATTAGAGTGGGAAGGGGTTAAGAAAATTTTTTAATAACATTTTGAAATGCATTATTGGTCAACTGATCCCAATTGTATTCTTCATGAATCTTAGTTGACTGAGCATAATAATATCCTGAATATGCTTTAAAGTTCATTGCAGCATCTCTCATCATCTCAAGTAGATGTTGATAGTTTGGATTAAATACTTTACCTGGATGAACTAATTCCCATTCTGAATCTATAAGCTCAGATTTAACCTTTAATGGACCAAGATAGTTTTTATAATGTGCCCAATCATATGTGGATATAACTGGCATACCTGTTGCAAGTGCTTGTAATGGAATTAAACCAAATCCTTCACCTGCCGACGGGTAAACCAAGATATCATGATTATGATATAAACTAACTAACTCAAAGTCTTCCATATCTTTAGTTATAATCTTTATATTATTATATATCTTTTCTGGAAGTCCTATAATCTGTCTATCTATATAGTTATTATATACTCTAGTAGAATGATCACCAGTAGATTTTATAGTTAAAGAATATTTAGGGTTATTGCCAAATAAAGCTATAAAAGCATCTACAACTAATTGCCCGCCTTTTCTTACAGATGGCTCTCCAATATGTAAAAACTTTATAACTTCAGATTCTCTACGTTTTTTAGGTGTCCACATCTTATCCACACCATGTGGATAAACTTTAACATTTTTATATCCATGATCTTCAAAAACATTTGCACACCAATCTGAGGTTGTCCAAACTTCATCACAAATATTTAATCTTGGAATCCATTCTTTTGGAATAACTGTGGACTCCCACGGAGTATATCCAATTTGATACTGATCTTTATGTAATTTATAAAGAGTAGGTTGTGCAAAATTAAATTGAAATGGAGCAGATGAATCTTGATATTTAGTCTCATGCCCAAGGTTATTTAAAGATTTAACTATTCTATTTAATGCTTGTCCGTACCCATGATGAGTATTTCTCAGATTAATTGTAGGCGTAGAATAGGATATTTTCATTATTTTTTCTGGTCAACTGGCTTGACAGGTATTGTCAAACAATGTTATTATTATAGTTCGTTATCTCTAGAGGAGGAAATGCCAATGGAGAATATCAAACTAAAGTTGAGCGACGTGGCTCATTCTTGGTCTGCAATAGCAATGATAACATTGTTTTTGTTTTCTGGGAACCCCGTAACTCAATTGCAAAAAGCAGAAGCTTTGACTGTAAAGCCTGAAGTAACTGCACAACAAGAAGCAAAACTGAAGAAAGCAACGCTGGAAAAATTCAGCAACACTGTATACAAGCCTTCTGATCAGCTCACTGACAAAGAGTTAAAGCAACTACTGGAATCAGTAGGATTTGAAGGAAAAGCCTTAAGAACGGCTTGGGCCATAGCAAAGCGGGAATCCAATGGAAGACCACTAGCTTATAATGGCAACAGGAATACTGGAGACAGTTCCTACGGAATTTTTCAGATCAATATGCTGGGAACTCTTGGCACAGATCGTAAAGAGAAATTCGACCTGAGATCGAATGTACTATTATTTGATCCAGTAGTAAACGCAGAGATAACGTATTATATGACCGATGGCGGAAGTGATTGGTCTAGCTGGAAAGGCTTAAATGCCGCAGCAAGGAAATGGCTACCGTTGTTTCCTAATTAAGGTTTAGGAGAAAGATGCAGATACAAAAGGTATCTAAATATCTGAACCTTTCGACAGAGGGCCTGGTCCCAAGGATAGATTGTCCTATGGACCAAGGCCTTTTGTTTTGCAATCAGGATTCAGAAGATAATATTTACTTATATTGCTTACTATGCGACTACAAGCGCACCATAGGTCTCGAATTTTATAATGATATACTTAAAGTATTAAAAGCCCACAATTTGGAGTAAATAGTGCCAACGCAAAAAAGTGAAAATTTCAGTGATTCGAAAGTAGAGACCGAATCCTCCCCCATGCCCCAATTAGATGCCATGGGCAGAGAAAAATTTTGGGAAGATTTAGGGAGACCAAATGACTAATGAAGAGAAACCTGCTAATTTAGAAGAAAACCTTGAAATGGTTAACTATATTATGCTATCTCGCATATATGACGTATTAGTTCTCATAGCGAACAAAATGGTCGGCAGCGAAGATACAGCAAAACTTGTAAACTATCATGATCAAGGATATCTCATAGGCCCAATCCCTTCATATACTCCACAAGAAGATGAATAAGCTTTATATCGATCAAATTACACGGTCTATGAATACAGCCCGTTTTAAATACAAAGACAACTATGAGGACCAGGCAATGGCTATAGGGTCCTTAGAATGGCTTTCTGGCTATTTAGAAGGGTATCTGAGAAGATGTCTACAGACTGAAGATACTGGTGTATGTGATCTTACTTGGAAACATGATGATTGTGCAATACTGATGTCTATGTTATATGATATTACTGGAGAGAAAAAATATATGGGCTGAGGAACTTTTTTGTTCCCGCCCCTTGACTTTGAATTTCTAGTATTTTACAATTGTAATTGTATGTGGTTGTAGCATCCCACTTGCTCCCATATACAGTTCGTAAGAACAGCAAAGCCCAATTGGATCCGCCTCCGATTGGGTTTTGTACTTTATGACTTATTATTTTTTCTTATATGAGTACGTATTCTATGACAATTTGAACATACTACTTCGCACTTTGCAATTTCTTCATCAATTTTCTTTTTCGACAAGCTAGGTACTAATTCCATTACATTTGCTTGTTTTTTACCTCTGACATGATCAAAATCCATTACATAATATGGATACTGTACCTTACAGTCGACACAAGGATGTCTTTCCTTATATTCTCGTATATATTTATACAAGTATGCCTTCTGTTTAGCAATTGAGACTTTTTCAGTCTTCATATATCGATATTGTAGCAGATGTTTCACATGAAACATGCATTATTCTAGTTGACTAGATTATCTATATATTTTTTTAGTCCAATAAAGTCTTCTATATGTCTTAATCATATATTTTTTAACTTTGTCTAGACTAAACTCAAATTTTTCTGAATACTTACCTTTTTCAGATTTCCATTCTTCTCGTTTAAATGGAATTACTTGAGCTATTGGAGTTCCAGCCTCAATAATTCCTTCAAAATCTTTTTTTAAGAAAAAAGGAACTAATACACTGTTTGGATGTTTATCTGAATCTATAATTCCAGATAAAGAAATAAAAGGCAAGTCTGTTCTATTTAATGGATGTGTAAATAAACAACTATATCCTTCTGGAGTTTCGATTTGCCATTTATTAAACCATCTAAATACAATTGCATGATAACCTTCTGGTACTGGAAAATGATTACCCAGAACTTCTATATTTTGATTATCTAAAACACTATCTTCAATATTCCAGAATAGGTGAGGATCTCCATTTTCTTTTAATATAACTGTTATGTCGCATGGAGTAACTAGCATATACCCAGAAGTTAAAGCATCTATAAGAGGTTGACAATTTTTAAAAGTTTCTTCAGCGTTCCCACCATTTTTAATTCTATCTTTTTGAAGAGTAATATAATCTCTATACCCTTTTCCTTCATGAATAAAATTTGGAGCTTCTTTATACCAAGATGCTATAGATCGAGATGCAGGTCCTGGCATTTCTTGATTAAATGCAATATCTTTTTTAGTAGGAGTAAATTTTATTTTTTTCATCTATAAATCATATCATTTCTATTGAATAAAATCTAGTTGACTAATATATATATAATATATTATATAGTTATATCTGGGGATTTAGATTTTTAGGAAATGCCCCCCTACCCCCCAAAGTTTAAAAAACACTTTGTAGGATAGGAAGCTTATACATCTGGTACATTTGAGTTCTCAGTGTAACGCCCCCACAAACCATGTTAATGGTATCACGGGGAAAATTCCACTGTCAATACTTTTAAAAAACTTTTTTCGAATGTTTCACATGAAACATTGTAGTCGACTAGTATTTCAGATTTTGAAAAATGTTAATATATTTTTAATTTGTATGATCCAGGGTTTTTTTAAAATCGGACATTTGGGATAGAGCGCACATATCAGGCGCAATATAGGGTCGTTTGTGAGGTATATCACAAAGTATTTTTTCAATTTGTCCCTTATGTCCGTTTTGCGACTTGAAAAATGTCAGACCCCCCTGTTATGCTTATAGTATAAGAAAAATTAAATAGAGAAAAATCCTAGTGAGCCTGTGAGCCTTAGCAAATAATCCGAAAGGTGAGCCTAAGCAAATAATCAGCAAATAATCTAGGTCAGCAAAAAAATAAATAAGGGTAGAAATAGTAAATAGGCGAAATCCCTGCCACTAGTTAAAAAAAGAAAGTAGGTAGCAAATATGCTAACCAAAAATACCTTAGAAAAAATCGTGTATGAATATCAACACGGAGGTGTTAAACAATATCACCCTGAAATCTCAATGTCTGAGCGTAAGGCTCTCCTAAAGTATCTCTTTAGCCTCCCGTCTAAATGCTCCGCTGAGTGTGAGGCAACTCACACAATCTAAACGGCGTGTCGTCTTGATAATGTCGCTCTAATCTGATAGTATTCCAATATAACAAAATGAAAGGTAGGTAGCCAAATGAGTGCTAATCTATACAATATCGAAAGCCTACTAGTAGGCAAAATCTATCGTAGCCGTTCCGTAGAGGGAGAAATCCTATCCGCAGAAAAGCACGATGCCGTATGGTATGAGAACGCTGAAGCGTATCGTGTCCGTATTCGCCCTAACAATAGGTTGAAAGACACCTATCGCATAGTAGCGGTGAGTGTGTGATAACTCACACCCACGCTCTAGCGTGTCGGCTTGATAATGTCGGTCAAGTCTGATAGTCTAACGACATAACAAATTGAAAGGAAATAAATAAATGAACTTAGATGAATTCAAGGCTCACGTTATAGCGACACGTGAAGCAAGTAAGGCAGAAGCCTTGTCGGTGCTAACCGCTACAATAGCAACAAAAGAAAAGGATAATAAATAATGATAAATAGCGTAATGGTATTTGATTGTAGCGAGTGCTATGGTGCTGGTCTTGTGTTTATCGGTAATGATAATGACTATGAGATTGAACCTTGCCAATGTGTAAAGGAGAACGCATAATGTATGCTATGTCTTGGGAAGTAAATAATAACGATTATAAATATGAAAGTATTCAACACGGATATTCTGTAATAGATGACTATGAAGAAGAAAATGAAAGCGATGAACTTTCGCTAAATGAATTGCTAAATGATGGCTTTGATATACCAATGGAAGAAATAGAAATGGAAATGGAATAAATAAAATGACACTTGAACTAAATGACTATGGATTAGAATTCGATACCTATGTTTGCTATATAGCGTTATCATGGCAGGTTATTATTCCCGCCCTAATTGTTGTGATCGGTTATAAGATTTATAAAAAAAGATTTCATAAATTTAAATAACAATAGCGGCGTGTCTACTTGACAAAGTAGATAGCTGCCCGCATCTTTTGCGGGCGATTTGTACCGTTATGTCCGATTTACGTAATTCCCTGAAAATTCCTGTGATTTTTATCACACGACACGCCGTCTCATTCTTTAAGACTACTCGTCAGTATACTTGATAGTAGCGATTTTTTCTGTTAAACTAGCGATAGTTAGAAATTAGAAAGGAAAACTAAAATGGCTAATTTAGAAATTTTTAGAATAAATGAAAATGGTGCTGGCTGGGTTGATTTCTCAGAAGCAACTAAAGATGAACAAATGAACATAGAATTAGGTCTTATGACTAAACAATTTACAATGTTATGTTTCGTTTGTCATAAAGAAATCGCAAAAGGAAATGTTTGCGAAAATCATAAAAATGTAAAAGGTGCGATTTATTTCGCAGACTAGAAAGGAAAACTAAATGAATACAATTGATTATTTGGTAGAAAATAATTTCTGCGTAACAGATAAAATCTGCGTATTTTGTTCAGCTCTTACAGATGGGTGGAATAGATTTTGCCCTAGATGTAAAGACTATAAAGGAATGATGAGCCTCTATGATGCCGTTGAAAAATACGGAACAGATGTTCTCCCCGTGTGATCAAAGTCACACGCCTGAGCGTCTCAAAATCTGAGAAAATCCCGCTAGGATTTGAAAAGCCCGTAATTTTTTGGTAAAATTGCTAACCTAAAGAAAGGAAAACTAATGAGAAGTTACTCTATTGTTGATTTGCTAGTAGACCAATACTATGCGCCAACCTCTCTCCGCCGTCGTTTCAATGGTGGAATTATAAACTATGCTACTAAGCGAGAGGATACCTATCCACCTATCGGATACGAACACTATGCGGTTCGCTATCGCCCGACAGGTTCTATCGTAGACCAATGGGCTACTGTTGAAGTAAGGCTACCCGACTAAATGTCGGTGGCTTCTGCTATAATCGGATTTCATAAACGAAAGGAAAACTAAAAATGAAAACCACTAATGAACTAATTGACACAATTCTAAATTGTGAGGATTGCTTTGGCTTTGGCGTAACAGGTTGGGTATCACCTGACGGAGATTATGACTTTGAGTATTGCGATTGTAACCCATACAAAATAATCATTGACTACGACAAAAGCGTAGTTGATACAGGAACACTATTTACCACACAGGAGGCTAAATAAAATGAAAAAAAATGTTTTGATTTCTTATGTCGTGGAGGCAGATAGCGATTTATCCGCTATCTTTGCTCTAAATAAATCTCTTGCTTCTTTGCCTGATAGCGAATTAGCAAAATTTGATGCGTTTGATGTTTTGGAGGTTAGCGAATAATGATGACCCGTAAAGACTATGTAGAAACCGCCAAAATTTTGGCGTTTGTTTCTGACAAAACACACCCAGCCGTTTTTTCTAAAATGGTTGTAGATTTTGCGGAAATGTTCGCAAAAGATAATCCACGATTTGACGCAAATAAATTTTATAAAGCGTCAAATTATAAAATACCAACTTTCAGCAACTAAATAAAAAAAGGACAGAAAATGAAAACAGAAAATAAAGAAAGAATAAAAAAAGTTTTGGAAATTCGCCGTAGTAATGCGGCGACACCAATTCCAAGTAAAAAAACTTATACAAGAAAACGAAAACATAAAAATAAAAAAACATAAATAAAAATTTGGTGCGTTAGATTAGTTTGGTTAAATCATCACACTGTCACTGTGAAGATCATGGGTTCAAATCCCATACGCATCGCAGCTGCGCCCGCAAAAGACACGGGGTCGGGCGTGTCGTTACGGGTGTGATAAAAATCACCCTGAAAATTCTCGGCGTGTCGCTGAAAATGTCAGTCGGCTCTGCTATAATTGCTGCGTATCCCAACGAAAGGAAATAACTATGGGTTTAGATATGTATCTCCACGCAAAAAAGTATGTAGAGAAAGTTAATTGGCAAACTCTACACAATAACGATGAATTAACTTATGATTCACCTGAAGCAATTAATCCACTATGGAAAGATATTGTAAAGACTAGCGGTATGCTAGATGTCGCTCATGATATCTATGGTGTAAATGTAGAGGTTACTTGTGCTTATTGGCGTAAGTCTAATCAGATTCACAAATGGTTTGTCGATAATGTACAAGGCGGTGAAGATGACTGCGGTGATTACTATGTATCCCATGAGAAACTAAAAGAACTTAGGGAAACTTGTCGTCAAGCCTTATTCGCTAAAGACCCTAGTTTGCTGCCGCCGCAGGCTGGCTTCTTCTTTGGTTCATATGATATCGATGAGTGGTATTGGCAAGATATCAAGGAAACTATCAAGAAACTTGACCGCCTGTTCAATTTGCCCGATTTCGACAAATTGTCCTTTTCATACCACTCTTCTTGGTAAATGTCGGTGGGCTCCGCTATAATGGAGCCCTCTAACGAAAGGAAACTAATGACTACAATTTACTGCGATTTTTATGAGATTTGTGGCACTGCTACTTATGTCAATGATAAAGATTTAGAATACTATAATGACGGCTACCAATGTGCCGAATGCTTTGACCAAATGGACATGGAATTCTTTTCGCTTGTCGGTTGGGAATAGTATAATGTCTGCTATGAAATTAAAACGCTCTAATGATAGGAAGGTGGCTAATGCTGTCTCAAAAAATGGAAAGACCCCAACAATCGCAAATACTTTCGGACTACCCGCAGGAAAAGACTTTTCATGTCCTGGTGCAACGTCTATCTGTGAAACTGTTTGCTACGCTGGTAAACTTGAAAAGTTATTCAAGGGAGTAAAGGCTACTCTTCTGCATAACTGGGAATTACTTAAGAATGCAGATATTACCACAATGGTATCTCTCCTTGATGAAATGATAATCGAATTCAAGGCGGACTGCGATAAACGCAATGCAGAAAAACTATTCCGTATCCACTGGGACGGAGATTTCTTTTCAGATACCTATGCATATGCGTGGAAGACTGTAATCAATCGCCACAAGGATGTTCAATTCTGGGTGTATACCCGTGTTTATTCTGCCGTACCTATTCTGCAGGATATTCCTAACTTATCTCTTTATTTCTCTACTGATGATGAAAATAAAGAAATTGCTAAGTCTCTCCGTGATTTACACGGTACACGTTTAGCATACTTAGGAAAGACATTCGCTCTAACTGAAAGTACCATGAAAGAATTAACTGGTAAGGTTGGCGCAAAATGTCCTGAGAATAATAAACAAATTCCGTTAATTTCAACTAATGGCAGCGCATGTGTGTCATGTGGTTTATGCGTTTACAATAAAGCGGATATTAGATTTTCTGCGAGTAAAAAATGATAGAAAATATTTTAGCTGCAATTTTATTTAGCATATTCATGATCATGATCGTGGGACCTTTTGCAATTGCAATCTGGGCTGTTTTTAAAAAATAAAAATAGCTCAGCTTGGGCCCGCAAAATATGGGGGGTTTTCCACAGCCTTACGGGTTACTTGTGGATAACCCTGGATTTTGTGAGAAATCTCACAAATCATGCGACACGCCGTAACTAGATTAGAAAATGTCGCAGGCTTCGTGTATAATCGCTTCATAACGACAAACGAAAGGAAAAAATAATGTCGGAATTTGCAAACTGGAAGTCTTATCCGTTCACCGTTGACGGAGTAGAATTCGTATCTCTAATTAATCCTGAAAGTACAATGTACGAAAAAGTTAAACTTGTACCTGCCAAAGTATTTACTCAGATGAACGAATCCGCTATTCGTGAATTAATCGGTAATGCTTCTCTAATGTCTAAGTCTGAAATCCAAACAGAATTAGACCGTGTTAATGAGGGCTATTCTTCGGCTTATCTAGCCCTAGCCTAATAAATGTCGGTGGGTAGGTGTATAATCTACCCACCACGCAAACGAAAGGAAATAAATGTTATCTACCGCAACCGCTCTAATCGAGGCAACCGAACAGAGTATTTTTGATGATGAAGTTATGGGCTTCGCTCAGGCTTTCTGCCACCACGCCAAAGACTTAGACGAACAACAATTCGCTAAATCTATTTATGTTTATTCTTGTATGCTTGCTTCCACCGCAGTAGATAAGGCGATGAAAGTTTTACTCAATGAACAACAAATCATAGACCTAATGAACGCTATTGATGAACTAGAAAAAATGAGAGATGAGGTAATCAACAATGGGGAGTAATTTCGCAACTGAATTGGCAGAGTTAGACTTAGGTTTATCTCTAGAGGATAGTATTGCTATTCACTTATCCGCCAACCACTATCCACCCGTTCCACGATCAATGGTACAACCTTGTATTGATGCTATTGATGCTTATCATGATGAGGACTATCAACGCCTTATTGACCTACCCGCCCCAATTACTTGGCGGGATAAAACTCAAGCACCCGCTTCCGCTATCGTAGAGGCTCACCACCTAGACGCTTGGCTTCCGCAGTATGACTAAAATCACACTCTAACTTTCTCAAATAATGAGATGGCGGATACCGCTTGTCGGTGGTATCCGCTACAATAGACCCCTAACGAAAGGAAAAATAAATGGCAACAACGCTAGAAATCGGACAAACCTTTACAACTGAGAAATCAGGTGTAGTCGGTATAATCAAGGCAGTAGATAATCACCCGTCAGGTGTAAATCGTGTGCTTCTTGATGTAAATGGAACAGAACGCTGGACAAGCGTATCTAACTAAACAAATGGCAGGTAGCACTTTGTCGGTGCTACCTGCTACAATCTCTCTCTAACCAAACGAAAGGAAAAACAAATGGCTAGAAATGGAAAATCCATTAGCGTAAAAATCGCTACAACCAAAGTTATCAAGGCTTTGGAAAACAAGTTAGCACAAATCCAAAAGGATAAGGCTAATCAGGCAGAGAACGAGGCTCGCTTCACAAAGGCTCACGAAAAGTGGTCTAAAGATGTTGCTAAACTTGCTCTCGGTGCTATCGCAAAGGCAGAGGACTTGACCGCAAGCCTTCGCTACAATGGTATGATAAATGTTGATTTCAACTTGCCTAAAGGTTGTATTGACCTACCTGCTGAACCTACCAAAGACTTTGATACTTACCACGATTGGCAGTATAAGGAAATGGTAGAGGAAATTGAAAATGCTATCCGTATCCTAAAGATGACGGACGAGGAAGTAGTTTCAACTTCAACCTACAACGCTATCGCTAGATACTTGTAATCTATGGGGCAGGGTGCGTGGGCTACCGACAACACCCTGCCACTAGACAAAATCTAGTCTCTAATGTTATAATTTCTATCCCTACTAACGGAAAGCAACAAAATGGAATACAATTACAGCCTAACAATCTCCTATGACGGAGAACTAGTATCAACAACACGCAGCGCAGATTTGCTTGAAATTGTAAATGCGTGGAATAAATGCGTAGACTATGGCGATGCCAAAGAATACGCAACCTATAACTTATCAGACCCTAATGGGAAAATGTATACAAAGAACTTCTACCGAAATGGACAGGTATCAGGTAAATGAGAAATCGTTTTCGTATTGAAATCTATGATGAAGTAAAGTCAAATGATTTGACTATCTATTCAGAAAGCGGTGTTGATAAAGAATATCTAACCGAATTAGTATTTTCTAATCTCCGCCGTTTTTCTGGTAATGTTCGTGCTTATGTCTACGACAATGTAAAAAAGAAAAAGACAACAGCATTATTTTTACCAATGGAAGTTATTCCAAAGAAAACTGAACTAACTAAATTGCTTGGCTAAAGATCTTGGGGCGGGTTGCACACTAATCTAGATGCCTGCCCCATTTCCCAAGCTGGCCCGCAAATACTGCGGGGTTATCCACAGGGTTACGGTGATCTGTGGAAAACGCCAGAAATTTTGTGAGAATTATCACATGTCCGAATTGCCCCATCTTGTAACTAACTATTTACAATGTCGGTGGCGTGGTGTATAATCGGGTTATAACTAACTATCGAAAGGATAAAAAATGGCTCATAATCTTGAGACTAATGGCGACGAAGTCGCTTTCGCCTTGCGTGGAAATCCCGCTTGGCACAATCTAGCAAATAGAATCTTCTCAGAAGAAGAATCTGTTTCAACTCAACTAATGCTTGACGAAGCAAAACTATCTAATTGGAATGTTCGTCTTACACCAATTACCGATTACATTCCACAAGATTGGAATGATACTAGCGGTGCTCAATATGTAATCCGCAATAACCCATTCAATAACGAAACCGATGTTTTGTCTGTTGTCGGTTCTCGCTATAAGGTTGTTCAGAATGAAGAATTATTTTCATTCGCAGACAATATCCTTGACGGCGATTCTCGTTGTGCTTGGGAATCTGCTGGCTCTCTAAAAAAGGGTAAAGTCGTATTCGGCTCTCTCAATGTTCCCCGTGAAATGGTGCTAGACCCACAAGGTGCTAACGATAAGACTAAACTTTATCTTATTGTATGGACATCTCACGACGGCTCTGTTGCTGTTCAGGCAGCGATTACACCTGTTCGTGTAGTTTGCCAAAATACTCTAAACCTAGCAATGAAATCTGCTAAGCAATCTTTCAAGATTCGCCACACGCAGACCGCTGAGGGCAAGATTCAAATTGCTCGTGAGACTCTTGGTCTTACTCTTGGATATTTTGACGCTTTTGAAAAAGAGGCTCAAGAATTGTTCAAGTCAGAAATTACCGATAAGCAATTCTATGATATTGTTCGCAAGGTTTATCCAAAGCCTGCCGAAGATTCATCTAAGGTTGCTATGACTAAGTGGGAGAATAAAGTCGTTTTGCTTGATGACCTTTATTTCAATTCACCTACTAACGCAAATATCAAGGGCACAAAGTGGGGTGCTTTCAATGCGCTAACCGAACGCCTTGACTATTTCCGTTCTACTCGTGGTCAATCAGAATCTAAGTGGGCTTCTGCTTCAGGTTTTGACCCTGTGATTACCGCAGAAAAAAATAAGATTTTACAAATTGTAAAGTCTGCGTAAATTGTTAGGGGGGCGAAAGCCCCCCTACATATTTTTTTTGGAGATAATTTGCGAATAGTAATTTGTGCGATCTGTAAAAAAGAAATTCAAGTTAGGCAAATGTTTGCATCGTTAACTTTAACTGCACACATTAAAGCTGATCATGAAATTAAAAATTATCCATGGAAATTTAATTAGCGCCCGCAATAGCTAAAGGCGGAAAATGTGATTTACGGCACATTATAAAAATCCCCTGGAAAAGCTGGACAAATGTCAGACCCTGCGTGTATAATAAACCCATTATCGAAAGGAATATAATGTCAAGAAAAAAAGGCTATATTGGTGAAGTTGTAAGCGGAAAACTATTAGCAGAACATGCTAAGAAAATTTACAACGCACAATATTTAGAAAACGAAATTGATAACAATATCGATGTATCTGATTTGCTATTAATTAAGTTGACTAAGAAAGACGAAGTTTGGGGAGACAACATTTATGCCCTTGTTTGTGACGAGGGAGTTGGCTGGGAACAAAGAGACCGCTCTCTAATTAATGTACCTACAAATATAGGTTCTATGGGTCTATACAATGGCTCAGTTAAAATGTCAGTAGGATTAATTAAGTCTTGCTTAACTGGTGAGACTGCTGATATTGCTGAGTTTGTTAGAACTTTTGGTTCCCGCCTTGATAATAACGTCTGGCTTTGGCAAGACCTAATGGTGGAGCCAGTTAATGTCTGAGACCTGGACTAAAAATACATATGTTTGTGATCCTGATGAATGTGATACTTTAATCGAGGTTACAACTAATGATAAGTTTGGGTTTCCTTCTGGGAGTGTGAGGAATATCACATGCCCGTGTGGCCGAACTCCTGTACTAGTGTCAGTCCTAGATGCTACAATACCACCTATGAATGAAAGGAATAATATGGAAACAACTACAGAGGTCCCAACGACCTACAACGCTAATGTGCTTGTCACATATAAGGATATCATTGACGGTGTCCCTACATATCCAACAATTAAGGTTAATGACCTTGAGTGGAAGTTGGAGCGAATCAAAGGCTTAGAGAAGCAACTCTCTATGTCTAACTCACAGATTAGCAGAATTCTAGAAAACTTAACTGCAGATAGTTGGTATAATCCAAATATCGAAAAGTCAGAAGTTCTTGAGCAACTCTGCGAAATCCTCGAACACGAGCCAAAGCAGGAAATCAGAATCACAGGAACTATCACCTTTGATTTGCGTTATGATTGTCCACTAGAAGAGGTCGAAGACTTCGATGCTCGTTACTTCCTGCAAGATAATTTATCTGTTGATGCATACCACGGCGACATTGTGATTGACTCATATGAAGTCGAAGATGCAGATGTGGATTGGCGATAATGTACTTTGAGTTAACTGCTCCTGATAGGCTGTCCATGGAGATGGCCTATTGGGAAGCCCAAGTAATTGGGTTAGACCCACATGCATTATCACCATTGACATTCAACATCGGAACTGGTAGCATTGAGAAAGTAAGTCGCATTCGTGATAAGTTTAATCTAACGGAAACTTATGTCTCAGACTACGAGCCGACAGGATATACAGGGAGATAAAATGGATTATCAAGAGGGATTTGAAGACGGTGTTAAATTCGCCAGGGAGGTTATTATTGCTAATATCCGCCTCTGGGCTGAATCATCAGATGAGGGACAAGTAATGGATGACGTTGCTGACCGCATTGAATTTGGGACGGTGGACTATGACCTCTGAGGATCTAAATAAATGGATTGGGTGCGACCAATGTGGCTCAGCTCAAGCTATGTATTTAATTAAATTAATGGACGGGGAATTAGCATTCTGCGGTCATCATTTTAATTTAAATAAAGAGGCCCTTGACAAAGTGGCCTATGAAATTATACAATTGAATAAGACAGAAGAAGTACCACAACTAATCGATGAAAGGATGTAAAGTGGGAGATAGAGCAAACTTCGGATTTGTACAACCGAACGGAAACACAATTGTACTGTATGGACACTGGGCGGGACATCAGATGTTGGCCCAATTGGCTGAGGCTGTAGCAAAGGCCAAGCCACGCTGGAATGATACAGCATATGCAACACGTATCGCTGTTAGCAACCTCATTGGGGACCAATGGAATATGGAAACTGGATGGGGCCTACATGTAAATGAAATCGGTGACAACGAGCACAAGATTGCTATTGTCGATTTTGTTCAGAAGACATTCAGTCTTCATGAGCAGGACGATTTCCGTAATCAGGACAACAAAGTACGTGGCATGAAGAATGAAGCAATCTTCACCATGGACCTTGACACATTCTGTGAGAAATACGCAGAAGCGTTTGTTTTGGTATAATGTAACTGGCTAAATGCCAGTTGCAGCAATAGGGTGCGGCTATCTAGGTTTTTACCAAGTCGCTAAGTAAGGCAGTGTTTACTTAATTCCTTTCGTTTGACTAGCAGCCCTATTCATTTAAAGTCCCCCTGGAAACAGGGGGATCTTTTATTTGCCCATAGTTTGTGAGGGTATCAAAATTTGTTTACGGTGTCAATATCAAATTCCCTGAAATTTGGACATTTCGGTCAAGCTTTGGTGTGATCCACACCATATAGACAAATGTCAGTGGTCGGATATATAATAGGGTCATAAGTAGAAAGGAATCAAAATGCCAAATTGGTGTTTTAATACATTAACAATACAAGGGCCAAAGTCTGAAATTGATTATATCAAAGATAGACTGAATAAGCCATTCTCTGTATTACATGATACTTGGAATATGGATACTAGGGAAATGGAAGTAAAGGAAACTCATTATTCCGCCCCTGTCTTTGCATTCTGGAATATCCACTCTCCACTTGAAGAGGGTATTACAATGGAAGAATATGTTCAGCAACCTAGTCGTCTAGGAATTGACCCACAAGACCCTGAATGGTTTGCTAAAGAAATTGCACATGCCAAAACTCAAAAGGATTGGTATAACTGGAATACATCTAATTGGG